TCTCTAGCAACTAGTGATTGGAAACTTGGCGCATCAACGGCGTTAATATTATATGTTACATTGCCCATTGATCCACCCATTGGTGTTATGTTTGCTGGACCGGTTATAAACTCAGGTCCTTTTTCACCAACAATACCAACTTGACCTGCAGGTAAAAAACCACCATTAGCAAATCCTGGTATTTTTATTCCAAAAATACTTGGGCTCGATCCGCCACCGCCAAATGTATTAGCCAATAACTGTCTAATTTGACTTCTTAATAATTGTTCAGCAATATCACTTAACAAACTTCTAAATGAAAGTTTACCTGTTTTAACAAAACCTACAATAGCATCTTCCATACCTTGTGTCGCTGTTGTAAATAATTCTTTAGCATTTGAACTAGCATCTCTGGCTCTCTTAACGTATTCGTCTGTTGCTTCACGCCAACCGTCCATCCAAGTTTTTGTTCCTTCACTGTTTGAATCTAAAAAGTCTTGATACTCTTTGTTTAGGTTTGTCATAGCAATACCAAATTCAGTTGTTGTAATTTTACCTTCTAGTAGAGCCTTGTTTAATAATTCTGTTTCTTGTTTGTATTTTTCTTTTGCGGCTTTTAGCGGCAGTAATCTATCTGTTAGACCTTTCATACTGTTTTCTAATTTTTTAGCATTAGCAATTTCTTCTTTTGATTGTTTCTTATCAATAACAACACCGCCTGCTTTAATTTCAGGTATTTGTGTAACACCTGCAACAGTCTCGCCTGCTTGTTTGGATTTTTCTTTTAATTCGTCGTATGTCTCTCCTGCTTCTCTAACAGCAGTTTTTAAATCTTCATATTGTTCTAAAACTTCTGGTGGGATAGCGGCTACAATAGCATCTTTCATTTCACCGGCTTTACCTGCCGCATAATCTAATGCGTCACCAACTCCTGCTGATACTACATCTCCAAAATCTCTAGCACTGCTTGTAACTTGGTCTAATCCAGGAATTATTCTTGCAATAGCATTGTAACTGTCAATAAGAACTTGTATAAAGTCAAAGAATCTATCTTTTAACCAAGTAACAACTCCACCAACTTTGTCTGCTAGGAAACTTGTAAATCTTCCAAATGCTGTTCCTAATACATCTACTGCGGCTTTGATTTGAACAAATGTTCTACCCAATCCATTTTCAAATGATAGGTATGCAATTAGTGTAGCAATACCTATTGCTAGTAATCCAAATGGATTTGTTTTCATAGCATTCTTTAATAAGTTAAATCCTGCTGTTGCGGCAGTTAATGCACTTGCTAATCCTTTGGCACCTAATGCCGCTGTTAAGCCAACTACTGCACTACCAACTAGTTTGGCATTGTCTGCCATTAGTTGTAATAAGAATTGAACACCGTTAAGTGCTGATCCTAATACAGTTCCAATTGTTTCAGCAAGGTCTTTGTTCTTTTCAATAAATTCTGTTACAGTTAAAATAAGACTGCTTAATGCTGGCTTCATTGCTTCACCAACTTGTCCTGCCGCATTTTTAACAGCAATACTAAAGTTACTCATTAGTGTTGAAATGTTACCTAGTCTATCTGCTGTAGCACCACCAAATCTTTCATCTAGTCCTTCAGCAAGTGCTTCAGTAATCTTACGAGCACCTTCGGCACTCTTACCAAATTCTGATATTTCGTTTCTTGTGATACCTAACTTCTCTGCAAGGATTTCAAATACAGGAATACCTCTGTCACCCAGTCTGTTAAGTTCTTCTAAACCTAGTCCACCTTGTGTTGTTCTTGATAACAAATCTGTCATCGCATTTAGTGTTCCTACTTGGTCAGTAGTAACCGCGGCAGTATCTGTAAATGTTTGTAATAATTTTTCTGTTGGCTGAATACCTGCACCAGCAAGTTTAATAAATGTATTGGATAAGTCTTCAATACCAAACTGTGTTTTAGTAGATAAGTTTTGAATAGCCTCGAATGCTTGTGCACCTTTTTGTGCTGATCCAAATACACTACCTAGTGTAGTTCTTAAATCTTCAAAACGTGCTGTTGTATCAATAATACCTTTTAGTGCGGCACCGGATACAACACCGGCTAAAATAGTTTTAAGTCCACCAAGGCTTGATCCAAATCCTTTTGCACTTTTATCAACTTTCTTAACAGCCTTGTCAGTTTTGTTTAACTGTTGTTGTAATTGTTTAATACCACCTAGTGCTTGTCTAGTGTTAATATTAATGCTATAAGTTAAATCAGCCATTGTTTACTTCCTAAAAATTTTCTCAATCTCTTTTGTTATAAGATCAGTTGTTGGTTTACTCATACCGTTTGGTGCCTGTCTACTTCTACCTGCATCCAATTGTGTTGCATATGGATATGCGGCACGAATCTTATTGCCTTTTAATCGTGTTTTACGTTTTGCATTACCTGTTCTTACAGGAGTTCTTACCTTGAATTCTAAAAAGGCTTTTTTAGTAACCTTTGTTTGTAATTCATCAACAATTTTATTTAAACTAGGATTAATCCTGTCTTGTGTCTTTGGCATTGTTAACTCCTTTTAACATTTTTTCTAATGCTTTTGTGGTATGACCTTTGTTATTTTTGTATTCGTCGGTCTCTTTCCACTCAGCATACTTACTTGCAGTTTGTAATACAAGTAAATCAACTGTTGTGCCTTTTCTTAAGGCTACACTTGGTAAAACACCATATCTCTGTGCAACGTTATCCAAACTCAATAGCATCTTTGTATGTGTGCTATCCCAGTCTGGTTTGGTGTTTACAACTTTCCCAAGCGTTCAACAATAGCACCAACTGCCAAAATCAATACATCTGTTGGAAGTGTATTTTCTTTAGTAATAATAGGCTTACCTTCTTCATCTAAAATAAGATCTTTGACCATATCAATAACATCACCTGGTTTGCCACCGTCATTAGCGTTTGCTAACTTCATAAACACATCCATTGGTTGTCTGTCATAGGTATGGAAACTAACTTCTTCACCGTATTTCTTTTTAACGGCTTCGTTAGATAGTTTAATTTCTATTAGTTGGGGTTTTGCTGATAATTCTTTTAACTTCATATCTGTTTTCCTTTTAATCTTTTTTGTTTAGTAGTTCGTTTGCGACTGCTACTAAAAAACCTAGCCTACTGTTGGCTTTCTTTAAATCACTTTCAGCACACTTTATTTCGTTGCGGGCTTTTGCCACTTCTGCAAGAATTGTTTGTGCTAGTTCTGTTTTACTTAAAGTATTTAGTATCTGCATATCGTCTTTCTCTGTGCTGTTAATAATATGGGGGAATTGCTCCCCCCATATAATTTTTATTATTACAATGCTGTGTCAGAGACTGTGTAGTCACTGTCAATAGTAATTGTAATTGGTGTTACCCATACAGGAGCGTCTGCAGATACAGTAGGTGCTAGACCTGTAATGTATCCAAAGCCACTAATGTATTTGCCGCCTGTTCCGTCTGATTCATCACCAAAATAAAGATCAAATTGAACTCTAGTTTTGGCTGTTGATAAACCTAGGATACCATCTTTTTCGGCACTGTCTGTAGGTTTTGTAGAATCACCAAAGAAAGTATTTTGGTTGACCACCAAGTTCATACCAAGACTGTTAGTTGCAGTTGTGGCGATTTGTTTTTTCGCCGCCGCATCTAATTGTGTCCAAGTAAATACGTCGTTTGCCGCATTTACTGTTACGTCTTGTAAACTTGGCATTGTCATTCCAGTTCCTGCTACAGGAGTTAACGCCGCTTCTGCCGTTTTTGAAGTATGATAAATCTTCAAAGACAACGCCGCACTTGTTGTTCCCGGTGCTGGGTAGATATAATCTGCCATTTTTATGTTTCCTTTTTAGTTTAGTTTTTAATGTTAGTAAACCTTAATTCGAACTGTGTTACCAATTGGTCACCGTTAGCATAAGAAGTTGAAACGTTTACTCTTTTCTCAGTATAACCTGTGATAGTAGTATCTGTCTTTACTCCTTTTACTGCTGTAACCATAGCATCATAGTTTGAAGGTAAAGTTTTAGCGTCTGTGACAACATAGACATCGACAATAGTGGTTTCGGACACTATTGAACAATCGTCTAATGTATCATATAAGGGTTCTTGTTCAGTCTGTGGATTGTCTACATACAACGATTTTAGATTCTGCAAGTAAAGTGCTGAACCATTTTGATCAAATGGAAGATTTTGGCTTACGCCGAAACCACTTGGCTTGTTTGCTTCTAAATACGTTAATATTAAACTTCTCATTATCTTACTCTCCTGATTCTAT